CTAAGGAAAAACAACGCTGGTGACGCAGGCAACTTAGCTTTGACAGGGAGCACAGCCAGTGTCATTGAAAGCCACGGTGGGATCCCAGGTGCCAACAACTTGCTGCTTGACCATACGTTGAAGCTGGCTGCCGACGATTACATCCAAATTATGTGGGCTCCCTCGGACGCGGATATCTCACTGAAAGCAGGAGCTGCAGCATCTAGCCCTTACGTCAGACCGTCACGGCCTAGCGTGGTTTGTAACGTCTTTCAGATCGCTGGGGCTTAGCCATGACGACACGACGCGAAAACATCTTGGCGCGCATCAAAACAAACCTTGATGCCATTACTGGCGCTGATGTCTACCGCGTTAAAACAACGCCATTGGCGCGTGGTGAAGTCCCTGCAATCGTTTTAGAGCCGGTCTCTGATGATCCCAATGAGGACTCCTACGTTAAGACGATGTGGACCTTGCGGATTCGCTGCTCAGTTTTTGTCCGCAACGATGCCCCAGGCAACGCAGCCGATGCGTTTGTTGAGGAGGTCCACAGCAAGATCATGGCTGACACAACAGTCAACGGATACGCCCTGGACATTGACGCTGACACCACAAACTTCAGTTTCTTTGATGCAGATGTGCCGCTTGGCGTTGTAGCTATGGATTACTTGGTGAAGTACCGGACAGACCGAGAGGACTTGACGGCTGCTTGACCATGGCTTAGGCGACCAGTTGAATTAAACTGATCACAGAAACCCGTCCATTCTTGAGGCTCTGAACGATGGCAAAGCTAGCCCGCGTGAGGAGCGCGCTTGCAAAGATTGAGTCAACCTACGGCACGGATCCCACGCCGACCGGCGCTGATGACGCAATCCAGCTGCGCAACCTTGAAATTCAGCCTGCTGAGTCTGAGGTTCTTTCCCGTGACCTGATCCGCAGTTATCTCGGCAACAGCCCGCAGCTGATTGCCAACACCCGCGTGGTTGTCAGCTTCGAGGTTGAGTATTCAGGGTCCGGCACTGCAGGCACTGCTCCTAAATATGACCCGGTCCTGCGTGCGTGCGGGATGAACCCCACCACGGTTGCAGATACCTCAGTGACCTATGTGCCGCGCTCGACTGGGTTTGAATCCTGCACGATTCACTATGACACCGACGGCCTGCGTCATATCGTTACCGGCTGCCGTGGCACCTACACGATCAGCCTGAACGCAAACCAGATTCCTGTTTTCAACTTCACCCTCACCGGGCAATACAACGCCCCGACTGACACCGCCTCACCGTCTTTGACTTTTGACGATCAGGCCGACCCCGAGATCTTTAACGACACCAACACAACCTCCTTCACCCTTTTCTCTGCAACCAACTTGGCATTGCAGTCTGCTGAGATTGACCTGGGGAATGAGGTTGTTTACCGCGAGTTGGTCAACTCAACCAAGGAAGTGTTGATCACTAACCGTGCAGCCACTGCCAACTTCGTGATTGAAGCCCCGACGCTTGCAACTAAGGACTTCTTTGCTCTTGCTGTTGCAGGTACTGCAGGCAACCTCAGCATTGTTCACGGTGCCACTGCCGGCAACATCATCACTCTGACTGCTCCAACCAGCGGCCTGTCACTTGGCAACCCGACTTATTCGGAAGATCAAGGGCTTGTGATGTTGAACATCCCCACTACGATGGTGCCCAGTTCCAGCGGAGATGATGAAATCTCGCTGGCCTTCACCTGATTTTTATGCCTTTCGTTCTCAAGAAAAACTCTGGCTCCTACGAATGGCCCGTCACTGTTGAATCACCCAGCAGTGGCGGCAAGTTCAGGAAAGATACCTTCAAGGCACTTTTCAAAAAACTGAGCCGTTCCGAGTTTGGTGCTCTTGCTGAGCAAGGTGAGGATGCACTGGTCACTGAAATCCTCGACGGCTGGAAAGACGTTAAGGATGAGGAGGGTGAGGAGGTGCCATTTGACTCTGACTCAATGGCACAAATGTTGGATGATCCCTATGTGCTGCGTGCGGTCATCAATGCTTACACCGACTTTCTGAGTGGGGGTTCAGCAAAAAACTAAGAGACGCCGCCACGCATTGGTGCAAAGGCGGTGGCGTCTTTGAGGAAAGCACGCAGGAGTTGCTTGACCAAGGGCTAGACCCTGGCGAAATCAACGCGCGGCGAAAGGCCGAAAAGGTTGATGATTGTGAGGTGTGGGAAGAGAACTGGCAGGCGCTTGAGATCTTTGCTCAATGTCAGACGCAATGGCGCACGTCGATGAGCGGCCTCGTGGGGCTGGACTATACAGCCGTGGCGTGGGTGCTTAGACTGAATCAGGTTGAAGACGAGCTTTTGACGCTGCAAAAACTGCAGATTGTCGAGGCTACAGTTCTCAAACTTATGAACGGCAACCGCTCTGAGTAATGGCTCAAGACGCACTCATCCGCATCAGAGCCAAGGTTGACGGCCAGGCTGAAGTGCAGGCGCTTGAGCGTCAATTCAGAAGGACAGAAAGCCAGACGCAGAAACTGAAGCAAAGCTTCTCTGGTTTGGCCACTGTTGCCGCACGTCTTGGCGGTGCTTTTGCTGTTTTCCAAGGGCTGCGTTTCACGCTGATCAAAACAGCTGAGCTGCAGACACAAACCAAGAGCCTGGAGGTTCTGACTGGCAGCCTTGAACAGGCTCAGACTGTCATCAAAGAGCTGCAAGAGTTTGGCGCTGTAACGCCGTTCACAAGCTCAGAGCTGATTCAAACAGCGAAGCTGCTCAAGGCTTACAACATCGACACGGCCAAGCTTGTTGATACCACCAAGCGGCTCGGTGATGTTGCTGGCGCAACTGGTGGTGATCTTGAGGGCATTGCCCGTGCGTTTGGTCAGATTCAAAGCCGTGGTTCTCTGCAGGCAGAAGAACTCAACCAGCTCCGGGAGCGCGGGGTTGATATTGAGACTGCGCTGCGGGATGCCTATGACCTGAGCGGCGCAGAGTTTGCCGACGCGATGCGGAAGAATCAGATCTCCGCAGAGGCTGTGTTTGCGATCCTTGAAAGGATCACTTCTGCGGGCGGGAAGTATGCAGGAGGCGCAATCAGCCAGTCAACAACGTTGGCGGGTAAGTTCAGCACGTTGCAGGACAACGTTGATCAGCTTGCGCGTTCTTTTGGCGAGGCATTGACGCCTGCTGTTGAGGACGCACTGGACAATGCAAACAAGCTTGTTACAGCGTTAGGTGATGTCAACTTTGAAGCCGTTAAAACTGTTGCTGAAATTGGCTTAGTCACTGGCGCTGTCATTGGCCTCAGGAAAGCCTTTGAGTCAATGCTTGCGTTGAAGCTTGTCACTGCGCTGTCAAACATACGCATTATTTTCGCGGCTTTTGGCACGCAAATTGCCGCCACCGCTCTTGCGCAGGGACTGCTTAACAAGGCTCTAGCTGTTGGCACTGGCTTGATGTCAGCCTTGCCAGTAACGGCTTTGGCCTTAGGTGTTGTTGGCCTTGCTGATGCTTTGCGTCAAGCCGCGACTGATCAAAAAGATTTCAACAAGCTGCTGCAAGAGGGAACAGTCCTTGAACTGCAAGCGGCTTTAGCTAAAGAACAGAATAATCTTGCGCTGCTTGAAAGGCAGCAACTTGAGGGCCGTGGCGCAGGCCGTCGGGCTGATCAGTCACGGCTGGACAGGGCACGCGAACGAATTCAAATCCTTGAGGGTCAGCTTGCTGAGGGGGCGCTTGGCGGCGGTTCATTGCCTCAAGGCTCTGGCTTGGTTGATCCTCCAAAACTGCCATCACCAGACGGAACTGATCCAGCGAAGGCAATCAAGGAACGTGAAAGGCTGCTTACACAGATTCTTGATATAGAGCTGAAGCTGGCTGACGCTCAACAGAAGGGCAGGGTCTCTGCGCAAGATGCTGTCACTGCCTCGCAAGATAGGCTTGCTCTCCTGCGAGAGGAAGACCCGGTCAAGCGTATTGGGCTTGAGTTTGATCAAAAACGTGCAGAGGCGCATGAGAGGACTGTCAGGGCCATCGAGGCAACTGATGATCCACTTCAGATGCAGTTGGCTAATCAAAGGCTTTTCTTAGATCTTGAGATTCTTAGCGTTGAGGAGCAGAAAAAGCTCAAGGAAGCTGCTGAACAGACAAACAACGTGTTTGAGTCGATGAAAAGCACGATTGAGGTTGGCCTCAGCAATGCAATCATGGGCCTGCTGCAGGGCACTAAATCTCTGAGCGAGTCGTTGTCAGGCATCTTGAATCAGATGGCCTCGCTTGTGATTCAGGCTGGTGTTAGAGCCCTTCTGCCTTTTGCTGATGGCGGTGTCATTAGCCAAGGCAAGGTCACACCATTTGCTTATGGCGGTGTTGTAAATAAGCCAACGCTGTTTCCTATGGCGAACGGTATGGGGCTGATGGGCGAGGCCGGACCAGAGGGCATCCTTCCTTTGCGTCGCGGTCGCAGCGGTCGACTCGGCGTTGAAGCTTCAGGCGGTGGCGCAACTACCGTGAATGTCAGTGTTGATGCTTCAGGCTCTTCAGTGCAAGGTGATGGCGCACAAGCCGCACAGCTCGGCAAGGCCATTGGCTTTGCTGTGCAAACTGAAATCTTGAAACAGAAGCGCCCTGGTGGTTTGCTCGCAACGGTCTGATCATGGCAACCTTTCCATCTATTGAGCCTGACTACAACGCGCAGAAAAACAGTGCGCCGAGGATACGGCGTGTGCAGCTGGGCGACGGCTATCAAGTTCGCTTGCGTTACGGCTTAAACCAGAACATGAAGGTTTGGACGCTGACCTTTCAGAACATTTCTGAGGCTGACTCAGACACGATTGAAACATTCTTGGATGCACGCGCTGACGATGGTGCGTCGTTCGACTGGCAGCCGCCAGGCTCTTCTACTTCTTACAAGTGGGTGTGTCCAAGCTGGACAAAGTCGATCCCATACGCAAACTTGGCAACAATCAACGCCACCTTTGAGCAAGTTCCTGAACCGTAATGGCAGCAGTCGCAGCATGGGCAGCCAGCACAGCCTTTTCTGTTGGCGATATACGCAGAGCTACCACAAGCCAAGACAGTGGCCTGTGGTTTCGCTGCACAACAGCTGGCACCTCTGCCAGCAGTGAGCCGAGTTGGCCGACAGACATTGGCAGCACAATCACTGATAACACTGTTGTTTGGACTGCGATCAGCAGCGTTTACGGTGACGTTTCTGTGCTCGCGCCAAGCGCGATCATCGAGCTGTTTGAGTTGCATTTAGACAGCACGTTGCACGGCAGCTCTGATGTTTACCGTTTCCATTCAGGCACCAACGCTGATGTGAGCGGCAACATTATTTTTGACGGCAATGCTTACACCCGTTTTCCAGTTCAGGCTGACGGGTTTGAGATGCAATCGAGCGGCACCCTCCCGCAACCAACGCTAACGATTGCCAACCTTGACGGGACCATGACTACCATTTTGGCATTGGTCAATGCCACAACAGCAGGCAACGACTTGACAGGTGCAACAGTCAAGCGCATCCGCACTCTCAAGCGTTACCTAGACGGCGAATCAACGGCAGACCCTAACGCTAGGTTCCCCACAGAGATCTGGCGGATTAACCGGAAGGCAACAGAAACACGCGATGTTGTGGTGTTTGAGCTTGCAAGTGAGTTCGATCTCATCGGGCAAAAACTCCCCAAACGTCAGCTTGTTGCCAACACTTGCCAATGGATTTACAGGAGCAGCGAGTGCAGCTACACCGGCAGCAATTACTTTGATGTGAATGGCAACAGCGTCAGTACGTTGGCTGAGGATGTGTGTGGCAAGCGCCTTGCATCTTGCAAGCTCCGGTTTGGTGAAAATGGAACGTTGCCGTTTGGATCCTTTCCTGGAGCTGGCCTAACGCGATGAAATTGACTGCGACGATGCAGGCCGAAATTCTGCAGCACTCTAAGGATGAGTTCCCTAAGGAAGCCTGCGGGCTAGTTGCTGTTGTAAAGGGCAGGCGTCGTTACTTCCCCTGTCGCAACATCGCCCAGACACCTGATGAGCATTTCGTGCTTGACGGTTGGCATGAGGTGGAAGACAAAGGCGAGGTTGTGGCGATCGTTCACAGTCACCCTGTAACCAACCCCAGGCCGTCAGAGGCTGACCGTGTTGCCTGTGAAAAGTCCGGTCTGCCTTGGTTCATCGTCAATCCAAAAACTGAGGGCTGGGGGTATTGCGAGCCAGACGGCTTTCAGCTGCAGTATGTGGGCCGTGAGTTTGTCCACGGCATTGTGGACTGCTACACCTTGGTGCGTGACTTCTTTCAGCGTGAATATGGCATCACGTTGCGCGACTATCACCGACGTGATCAGTGGTGGCACAACGGGGAGAACATGTATGTGGAAAACTTTGCCAAGGAAGGGTTTTCACGGGTGCCGCTTGAGCAGCTGCAGCGCGGTGATCTGCTGCTGATGA